GTGGGCGCTCCTAAATTAGTTCGGTGAAGGTCAGGACGTAGGCCGGGTATTCCGGCATGGACGGGTGCTGGAAATTGGCGGGCTCGGCGGTGTCAATATCCAGGGGCAGCTGCAAGGCGGTGATGATCGGGTCGATGGTTGCCCACGCGGCCAGCCGGTCGGCGTACGGGCCGGCGATCACAAACAGTTCCCAGGTCGCTTCGACGGACGGGAACGGCGCCACGTATTTGAGCTTCGGTGGCTGGATGGCCACCACGGCGCCCACGGCCAGCGCCGGCGGGATGGCCAGCGCGTTGGTGGTCACCAGCACGCCTTCGATGGATTCGGCCGTCAGGATCGCCAGCACTTCGGCCACCAGCTCGGTGGCCCTCTCGATGGTGCGGCTCATGCGACCGCCGGCCCAAGGTAGGGCTGAAGGTAGACCATTGCCGCCTTCATCGGATCACGAGCAATCCGCATCGGGGCGAACTCGTTGCCGTCCAGGCCGGCAATCCCGTTGCGGGACTGGCGGCGGTGGAACTGCTCGGCGCCATATTCCAGGACGGCACGCGCCACCGTGGCCGGCGGGACTTGCCGGCCGTCCAGCTTCAGGGTGATGGCCTCTTCGGCTTCGGCGGCGCATTGGTCTACGTACGCGTCACCGGCGGCGGCGTGGACGTAGGCGGCCAGCGCGGCCACGGTGGCGGGTGCGGCGGCCATGGTTAGACGCCGCGCTTGACCGGCAGCACGGCGCCGGGGAACGGGTTGGTCACGGCAATGTAGCCGTACAGCGACAGCTGTTTGGTCAGGTTGATGATGTTCTCATCCTGAAGCTGCGTCGGGGCGCCGGGGGACTCCAGCGTCTCGAAGGCCACCGAGTCGTAGAACGCCAGCTTGCCGGTGGTGCTGCGCGTGCCGATCAGGGACACCGGCACATTGGCCAGGGAACCGTCAACGCGCTGGAGGTTCAGTTCACCGACCTGATTCATGCCGGTGCCGAAGACGTTCATGAGCCGGCGGCCGTCGCCATCGGTAAGCCGGCTCAGTGCCTTGAACTCGTCCACGGAGGCGTTCAGGCCGCTGATGCTGAAGCCGCGCTCCTCGAAGATCAGGGCGGCGTCGATGACCAGGTCCAGGTAGTCGTCGGTGTCCGGCACGCCGGGCAGGTCCAGCGCGGCGTCGGGGTCGGCGTCGGCGAGCTTGTCGGCGATCAGGCTGTAGTAGGCGGCCTGTACCTGCGCGTTGGTGAACGTGCCGTATTTCATGGCCATGGCGCGCCACAGGGTGTTCAGTGTGGGGATGGTCGCGCGCTGGATGGCCTGAAAGCTCATCGAAGACCAGCCGCCGGCGGTGATGACGGGCGCGGTCTCGACTGTGAGTTCCACTTTGCCGGGGCCGGCCAGGTCGTCGCCTTCGGCGTTCTGCTTTCCCACCGTGGTGGTGTCGGACTTCAGCTGGCCATACTCGACGTTCATGCCGGTGGCCGGCAGGCTGCCCTTGCCGAACTGGTTCATGATGCGGCGGCGGTCTTCCACCAGCCGGGTGAAGTCGCCGATCCAGGAGTCCTTCACGATGGCATCGGCCAGCACGTTGGCCGGTGCCTCGCGGTTGGTCAGCTCGGCGTGCAGCGCCAGCGCGGCTTCGTCGCCGTTGGCCACGGCGCGGACGTATTCGCCGATGTTGCGGAACTCGGGAATGGACGGGCCGGCCGGGGCCGGGTTGCCCAGCTTGGCGATGCTGCGTTCCATCTCGGCGAGGCCGTCGGCCAGCGGGGTGAGGTCGGCGCGGGTCAGGGTTTCAACGGGGTCCATGGGGGCAGCTGCTTTCTTCGGGGTGAGGGCGGAACGGATGGCGGAAACTTTGGCTTCGGTGTAGGCCGGGTGGTTCACCAGCGAGAATTCGCGGGTCTTCACCTTCGTGTGGATGATGGTGGTGTTGCCGGCGTCATCGGTTTCGGTGCGGTATTCCACCGGGATGAAGCCGATGCTGAGGCGGTCCACCACGCCGTCTTCCAGCAGCGTCCAGGCGTCGCGGCCCAGCGCGGTATCGGAAATCTTCGAGGTAATTTCGTGGCCGGCCTTCGTGTCCTTGCCGGTGATTACCTTGCCGATCACTTCGCGGTGCTGCCAGTAGATTTTGGCGCCGTCTTCGGGGTCGACGGCGCCGGGCTCGAAGCGCTCGAAGAGGCCGTAGCCCATGTCGTATGTTTCACCGAAGGGCACGCCGATGCCGGTGAATTCGCGCTTAGCGGCGTCCTTCGCGCGGATGGCGAAGTGCCGATACATCAGGCCGGCATCGTCGGTCAGTTCGTCAAGGTCCATCAGGCTGCCTTATCTTCGGTGGGGGCGGGGGCCGGCGCGCTGGCCTTCATGGCGGCGCGCTGCGCGGGCGTGAACGGGGCGTAGCCTTCGATGGCGCGGACTTCGTCGTCGGTCAGGAACTTGTTGGTCAGCGCCAGGCCGTGCGCTTCGTACCGGGTCTTCGTGTCGGAGCGCAGCAGCGCGTCCACGTTGAACCGGATTTTCTGGCCGCGCGGGGTCAGCTCGGTGAGCGCGGTTTCGATCTTGCGGAGGTAGCCCATCAGGGTGAACCGGGTGAACGCGATCCAGTCCTGTTCGACGTTGGAATACGTCATGGCGGAGCCCTCGACGGCGGCCAGCATCAGCGACGCCGGGGTGCCGAAGAGGCGGGCCAGCTGCGTGGTGGTGAACTGTTGGGACTCCAGCCATTGCGCGTCGGCCGGCTTTAGCATGATGGGTTCGTAGGTGGTGCCCTTGCCCAGCACCTTGACGCCTGACGGGTTCTCTGCCGGTGTCTCGGCGGTGCCGTTCCACGCGGCCTTGAAGGTCTTGGCGTCGTCGGCCGTCAGCACCTGCTCAGAGGTCAGAATGCCCGAAGGTATCTTGCCCTCACTGAACCAGAGTGAGGCGTAGTCGCGCAGCTCCAGGGCGCCGCGTAGCTCGATCTGTGCGGCCTGAATCGGGCCCAGGCCGCGCAGCTTGCCGGGCAGCTTCATCAGTGATTTGTGCACCATCCGGTCGGCCGCGTACTCGGTGCCCCGGTAGTGGTACGTGATGCGGCCGCTCTTGGCGTCTTTGGCCACGCGGACTTCGTGCGGGTTCAGCGGGGTGACGTCCAGGACGGCATCATTCGGGCCGGTGTTCTTCAGCCAGAAAAAGTCGCCGGAGACAGCCAGCGACATGATGGTCTGTTCGATGAACTCGGAATTATCCAGGTCCAGGCACGGCCGCTTCGCCAGGGACGGCACGGTGGCGTCGTCCAGGCGCAAGCCGTTGCGCTCGGAATACCAGCTGATCTGTGAACCGGAGGTGGTGAGGATGGACAGCGCGCGGTACACGGTGGACAGCGTCACGGCGGTGTCGGCGGTCACGCCGGCGCCGGCGTAGCTGCGGGGCGGCGGGATGATGCCGGGCAGCATGGCCGTGCCGGTGTCGCTGCGCTTGAAGGCGGCAAGGGCTGCGGCTACGCGCTGGATGATCGGCATGCCTGAAAGAATGCTCCCGGCTATGACAGCCCGGCAAGTCGGGCATGCCGTTGCGTCATATCCGGCGCGGTTGCTCGCGGTTACGCGCGGATACGCGCGGCGTATCCAGTCGCATATGGCCATATAAAAAAGCTGCCCCGACTCCGTGATGGATTCGGGGCAGCTTTCCCACCGGCCGGTGCCGGCGTCAACTAGGCGCTACACGCGTTGTCGATAACCTCGACAGGAAACTATACCCTAGCCGGCGCGACGGCGGCCATGGCCTGCTTGCCGATAAATTCGGTGTAGGCCGGCGGGATGGCTTCGGCCAGGTGGCGGCGGCTTGCCGTCCAGTCCATGCCCATGGCTTGCTGCCACTGCGTGACGCTGCCCTTGCCGCCGCCTTCCCCATAGACGGCGAAGTAGGGGCCATCAAAATACTGGCCGTGCCGCCATCCGGCCACGCGGCCGCGGTGCTTGACGTGTTCAGGCTGCGCTGCGGGCATATTATTGATTTCGAAATAGCGGTGCCGGATCACGCCCAGGCCGAACATTTCGCCGCACAGTGTCATGTCACGGCGAAGGTCGGAGCCCTGCACGTTTTCCATGATGGTGGGGACGTTGAAGGTCGCCAGCAGCTCGCGCGTGGCGGGAATCAGGTTCAGATGATAGCGGCCCTTGTTGGTTCCCTTGGTGAGCGCCGACGACG